TAAGAATTTCTCACGAGCATTTCCATCCAAAACTTCAATTCGGAGGATATTTGCACGAGGTAGATTAGATGATAAGCCTCGCTTATCAAAATTACGTTGATCTAAAGATGACTTTGCATCTGTACCATTATTTGCCATATTTATCCTCCAAACATCGTAGTGGCAACGGAGTTACCTTGTTGTCTTGCGTATTTAACTTGTTGCTCCACATATTTTGGATTGCTCTGCATTATGAACATTTCATATGCAATCAATTTTGCTTGCATTTGCATAGCATTTAATTGATCCTGACCAAGGGCACCAGAAATGCCACTCATTGTGGTTTTTACTTCAACGGTAGGTTGAGCCGATTGTACACTTCCGCTTGGAGTCCTACCACCTTCTTGGCTAGATCCCTTCTCATTACCTTTTCCTCGGCTCTTCAAAAGATCCTGATAATCTTCATTCTCAGCTTTAGAACTATCCATACGTTGGATGACTGACTTTATTATGTCATGTTTTCCAGATCTATATGAACTCATTGGTACTTTTTTCAATAAAGTGGCACCTAACCATAGATCAAATACTTTAGTCTTTTCCATATCTGTCATATCACCCGCAACATCAGGTGGTACGGCAACCATAGAAGGATGTTGGGTTCCTGATTTAAGGGATTCATCAAATGCTTTACGAGCGGAATCTATTTGTTCTTGTTGCTGTTTGCTAACTTTTTGGTCAATTTGGGCATTTTCCATCGAGCTACTGAAGCCTTTACCATTCCATGCTCCCTTCAACCCAGCCCATACATCACCAAGACTAGCACCATTTTCATGCATCCCCATCATTTCAGCCGCTTTATTACCAATCGCTAACCCACCCGCAGCAGATCCCGCAAGAAGTCCTCCTGCACCAATCATTCCTCCAGCACCAAGAGTGCTAAGAGAACCAACACCTGTAGTAAGCAACCCACCAAGTCCTAGACCGCCCGTTAAGAATGAACCAAGCATACCAATGCCACGACCAGCCATACCAAGAGTTTTTCCTAATCCACGACCTAATGCAGATAATAACCCCCCCACCCCAAATCCACTTGCCTCATCACTTCCGCTAGATTTCATATCTCTAGTATTTTTATAGATCTTCTCAAGGAATTCATTTGAATCTTTTAATTGATGAAAAATACCAGCTACATATTCACCATATGTCTTAGGTGATGGAGTTTGTGAAATTTTTCTTCCAAACATCATATCTAGAAGACGCTGTGTTGTAGCACGTTCTACTTCTTTATTTTCATTGGGAATACGTCCGCTTAATCCCTGACTCTCAGCAATGCTCAATCCACCATTGAATATAGAATTTGAGCCTCCCGTCCCAATGTATGAGGCGGTGACTTTAGGGTTGGGTATGTTTTTTATATTATCTTTTGGTTGAGATAGTTTGCTTCGTTGTAAGTAATCTGATTCGGTTTTGAATCGCTCGGATAGATTTGATTGGATATGCTCCTGCAAGTCACTCATTTCATCTTTGTTGATGCCTTTATACGCACTGTCACTTCGCTTCTTAAGACGCATGTAGCGAGATGCATATTGTTTACTATATGCATCGGTTGATGTATCAAGAGTTTTGCGAGTAGATGCGATTTTATCCAATAACTTCTGACGATCTTCTTCAGAAAGATCCTTCTTGCTTTTCAGTTTGTGTTCCTGCGCCGCTAATAGAGCCTGATTCTTTTTGATAATCTTCTGCTCTTTGTCCATTGACTTCTTTTCACGATAGTCTTTAAATGTCTGTGGTGCATTCCATATTTTTTTAGCCGTTGAGATTGCATTGGCACCTGATTCCATCATACCACCAATGCCTTGCATTGTTTGGAATCTAGTTCCTTTCAAGTATTCGGACGTACCTTTATAGATATTGGCAGCAACCGAGTCATATTCTGGCTTCTTTGCTACTTCTTCAAGGGCTGTAAGTGATTTCAGATAATCATTTGTTGTTTTCTGTGCTTTAAGAAGATCCCGCTTATATTCTTTGTCTTCACGAAGTTCTTTCTGTTCCTTTGTCTCAAGCTCACGTGAACCATCTTTCATTGAATTTCGGACTGATTCATTCTGAGCCTTTGCCTTAGCCATGTCATCATCATCAGAAGGTGGTTTCATTCCTTCAAATGGTTTTGATTCTGTCTTATTGGCTTTTGTAACTTTGAGCATAGCGTATTGAGACTCACGCACTTTGCGAAGTTCATCACCCATACTTTTGCTATTTTCAGCAGTTTCCTTCAGTAATGAAGTAACTTCTGCCATCGTATCTTTGAGGCTCATTATCTACCTGATGCTTTTCTTTTTATAGTTTATATAATGGAAAAGGACTATTTACTTACAAAATAGTCCTTTTTCATAATGATAATTATTCTAGTTACATTGATCCGAGAGAACCTAAGAAAGCTTCGAGAACACTGTTTTTATTTTCTAGTGTTTTTCTTACTAATTCATCTAATTTCATCCAGTCAGGAATGTACATTCTATCGCAATCATGCATACTATTTGAAGTATGCATTGAAATCAATACTTTGGATTCACGAACTAGATTATCAGGGACTTTGGGGAATATATAGCGCAGGGTGAAATGGATACCCCTTCAATGGGGTAACCTCCCCGCATTTAGGGCATATATGGTTCACGATAGGAACCACGGTAAATGCGCATTCATTTGTGCCCTTAACAATATCCAACAAGTCTAAAGCACTCCATTCTCGCAAGATCTTCGCTTTTTCACGTAGATCATCTTTAATGTCGGAATATTCGTCACCAAGATCTAGAATAGATGCTATCTTCAGAAGCTTACGGGTATAATCATCTGGAATCAATCCATGTGAATAATAATCCTCATGTAAGACGGAATGAATCTGCCCTTCATGGTATCGCCGTCTGATATGAGCACCAACTGTCTTACCTGATCGCAATTTGATTGGGTAATACCCGAATTCTTTGAATTTTTCAGCGACAACTTCAGGTAATTCATTTGCTTCCCATGTAATTTGACTAAAGTTGAATCCATATTCTGGATCAAACATTTCAAATTCACACTTTTCATTTTTACAAATGAATCCATCCGCAGGGAATGTATATCCAGGAAATGATGTTGCACGCAACCACATAGCTACATACAATTCATCAGCAACTAATATTTCCTCAGCATGGACGTTCCGAACACGTCTACCAAATATTTCGGTAAATCTAGGTTGAATATTACCTTCATCAATACTTTCAATCTGAAGTAGATCTTCAAGTTTCAATGCTTGCGCCATAAGAGGGTTTCGGTAGAAAATCCCCTTGGATGGAAGATTCCCTACCTCAACGAAGTTATCATATGC